TATGGTCTGAATCAGGGCTATTGACTTGGTATCTAAGTGATAAACCACTTACGCCAAATCCGAAGAATTCGTGATCGTTATCTCCTGTTCCCCATAGAACTATTTTTCTATTTGCAAGATCACTTGCGAACTGTAGCGGCGCATTTGGTGCTGAGTTACCAATACCAACATTCCCACCTTTTCTGATAGTTAATCCTAATCCGGTATCACCATCATCAGTGTAAAACAATTTAAAATAGCGGTCTTGTATAAAGTTGTTGTTATTATTATAAAGACAAAACTCTGACTGATTAAAACCAACATCACCACGATTAAAAAATAAATCTGTGCTATTCAGAAGCCCAAAGTTATTAGCTTCAATGGTTACAGGTTTATCTGATCTTAGACTAACAATGTCTGTCGGACTTGTTGTAATATCAAGTACGTTATTTGCGTCAATAGTCCCACCGATACCAATAGAACCTGACGCTATGACGTCCCCATCACCAAATACTTCGAAAATCGGTGAACCTGCAATAGGTCTTACCTGAAAAGATGTAGCTGCGGTATTTGTTCCTAAAGTGAAAAAGATTAATCCTGTTACGTCTGTATTGTAGAACTCCATGTCGCCGGTATTAGAAACAATGAGAGTATCTGTTTCATTGTGGACGATGGTAAAATTATCATCATCACCAAGTCTCAATGAGATATTATCTTGTAATCGAACTGCCCCTGATCCTAACACAGAAAATATATCTTCGCTACTTGAATCACGAACAACAAATCGTGTAGTAGCAGGGAACACACCTAAAAGTCTAAATATAATACTACCCGATGGATCTGTATTATTAACAAATATATCACCTGTTGAATTACTAAATATTGCATTGAAACCGTTATGAACAACAGAGAAATCATCATCAGTACCCATATTGAGGCTTGTATCATCAGCAAAGTCTAATGATGTACCAGAAAAAGTAATATTTGTTGTGTCATTAAGTATATCTCCACTTGTGTCTTGGAAAAAGGCAAGTGAGTTTGTAACTGAAGAGTCAGGACCATCAATTGGTCCTGTTGCGCCTTGAATTAAACTTGTAACATCAAGCCAATTAGGGTCTATATACTGCTGATATGCTACCTGTCCACTGCCGTTATCCAGTAATTTAATTATCAGAAATTGGTTGTTTGCTAATCTTAACAATTCATCCGGATTAGCACCGAAGTAAACGTCACGTGCGGCGGCGTCTGCATATTCTCCCGGCAGGTTATCCTTTTGGGTGAATAACTGAAACCCTGCCCCTGAACCGACAACACTACGGATTATTGACATAAAGCACCCCCTAATCAATCGGGAAATATCTGATTGTTACGCTACCAGAAGTAATACCTGATATTCTTACAGCCAATCTGGTATTTTTTCCAGGAGTGATAATGTTATCAGTTGAAATTATCCCATTTAAAAAAGCGTGAAATGTATCCGTTGTATCGAACTCTCCGAATTCAGCTACTGCGGTAGCAGTATTCTCAACAACTGAAACCCTGACAGAAGAAGTCCTCATTGACTCAATTTCACTGTTATATGGTAAAAGATAATCACCATCTGCACTAAAAGTTAGTTCTGACATTATAACCTCTTTATTATCTAAGGCGCTGTTAGAATTAGGCTATTAACATCAGTTTTAACCTAATCTATGATATCAGCGGATTTATATCAAACCAGCGGTTGTTTTCTCTGTACTGAAATACTACTCCTTTATCATCTTTGTTTTCTATTTTAACGGCAAAACTTCTATTTTGGTCTAACCGCTTTAGTTCTGAAGTGTTATTTGCAAAATACCTTCTTCTTTCTTCAACGCTTTTATATATTCCAGGTTTTCCGTCTGATTGTATAAACATACGAAAACCTTCTTTTGCTCTTCCGTTTTTCACTATTTTCTGCTTTCGTGATACTTCTTTGCGAATTTAACAATATCTTTGAAATTCATTGGTTTATTATTAATTACTTTAGCCCTTACCTTGAAGTTATATGCTTCCCCATCTTTTTCTTTTTCCTTTTCAATTCTCCCTATAATTTTATCACCAATGGTGATATTGCTCACGCTCTTGTTGATTTTTTTTATCTGATACTTTGTTTTTTCTTCCATCAGCTTTTCATAACGCTCTTTTGTCATCACCGGATAACGCGAGCGCTTAGGGTCATAAACCAGCCCGTATTTTTCAAATACCTCTTCTTTGCAATCACAGCATAAAACAACTTTTCCCTCTTTAATAAACTGTTGCACTCTACGCTGTCTTATATCAACACGTCTTCGGTCTATGATTTGACCCTCTTTGTAATCTCTATTCAAAAACCTAAAAGGTTCCATTACGAGTAAGGGTATACATCTGTTTATATATGCCGTTCGTCTATTCATGCTGCCTCTTGTAAAGCCCGGTCTTTGTTCCGGGCTTATTAATTAAGGTGTAAGCGTAACGTCAAAAAAGTAACCCAGATCTGCAGCTATCAATTTTTGATCAAACGCAATTTCAATTTCAACCCGGTCGCTTTTCAAACGCTCTATCCTGAATTGACTTATACGATTGCCCTCTGCGCCGGCGCCCAGATAACCATTCCAGCTGAAAGTATAACCAGCCGAGGGGGTCATTATGCCCGGTGACGGGGCTGAATAACACAGCAACGCATTATCGCCGCCGATAAAAGCATGTACCGGCGCTTGTCCTTCCACTGCTGTGTTCTCAATGGCTTTCATGACAAAGATCCGGTCAACTTCAAAAAGTTCCCGCATAGCATTGATGGTGCCCAGGGCCGGCCCGACTGGAGTTTGACCATATTTTACACGGTCGATGATATCGGCATTATCGGCCAGAGCATCATAGACTTTTTTGCCTAATACAAGCGTATTAGGTTCAAATCCGGTACTCTCCAAGATAGCCGTGCTTCCGGTTCTGATATTTACAATCGGGTCATCATCGCCGCCCGGGCCCCAGTCAGGAGTCGTGTCAGTGGTCCAAATATCGGTCGTGAAATATTTGGTTGCCCATAATTTCTCGCGTTTGATAGCGGCTTTATGGGATACGTATTCTGTTGCTTCACGATCCGGTGCCAAGACAGAATCCGAATTACGCCGGACCTGGTCCGGAATGTCTTTGTGAAAGCCGTAAGGTTCACAGTAATAAGAAGGCGTGTTATCCACCGTGTAACTGCCGCCGGCTGATTCTGTACCAGGGGCGCGTTTTCTCATTTCGTCCCGGTTGAATTCCCCTCGATCATAGGTATAATACCTATCTGACTGATAGGTCACCGGAATATTGGGGAATACCCGCGTTGCAATGAAGTTTTCAGCATTCTGTAAAAATGCGATGGATATATTGGTTAAAGGCGTATTTACATGTACGTCTCCTGCCGTAGGAGAATATTTTTGGATTTTTTGGTACATTTTTGTTCTTCTCCTTTCTTATTTTATGCCGTAGCTTCTGTAATATCGATTTTAACTGCAACTATATCGCCAATAGTTCCTGCTCCTTCCATGGCAACACCTAAAGAAAAAGTGCCTGCACCACCAACGCCAGTTGCTAAGCCAGCATCATCAGAATACACCCTGACACCAGCATCAAAAGTAGCCCCTGTAACAACCTTTGTTACTCCATCAATACCAACAGAACCCACGCGGCCCGCCGCTGCCGGTTTATCTTGCAAGACGCCTATCATTTTGGCGCCGGCGCTACTGACTACTACAAGTTGCCCACTTGTATCAACGTCCACAATTTTATATTGGTCAGCAGACAAATCATCGCTCGCTTCCACAGAAATTGTTTTCAGTGCCTCTTCGTAAGACATTTTTTCAGTCTCCCTTCTTTATATTTTTTTGATATTTGGCGTACAGTTCCTTGCCCTCGGGCGTTTCGATAATTTCGTCATAAGCATCGGCAAACGTAATGTTTTTTGCCGCTGCTCGATCAACCGCCATCTTATTGAGCTTGCTTATCGGTGTGTCATCGCCGCCCAATGGGACACCATCTGAACCGATTTCTTCAAAGGCCTGTGACTTCTCAATGGCCTCATTGCCGGTTTTCAACATAGTGGTAAGCACGTCTCTCACTTGATCCGGCATAGCGGCCAGTTGTTTCATAACCAGGCCTTTTTTCACGGACTCACCGGGCAGGTTTGGAAACATCAGTTCGGCCTGCTTGGTAAAATCCTGGAGTTCACGTTTCTCTTTTTCAAGCCTGGCAATCTCTTTTGCCTGGGCCACCTCTTCCTGCTGAGCTTTCATGAAATTGAAGACTTCGGCTCCGACACTGGACTTATTGATGGTAATCCCATTAGCCGACAAAGTCTCATCTTCAACGACCGGTTGAGGCTCAGCAAGCTCCTTTTGCTCTTCGTTGGTCATTTTCAAAAATTCATCTTGATCTTTTTCGCCAAGCCCGTTGTAATAAGACTTGGTTTTATCGTCCATCTTGGCGATAGTCTCAGCAACTTTCAGCTTTGCTTGCAAATCGCCGACAGACTTTTCAATCAAGGCATTTACTTCTTCTTTCTTCATCTCCGTTTCTCCCTCTTTCTTTTTGGTTTTCTCTTTGTCCTTATCTTTATAGTCTCTTGACTCTTTAATGATCCGAGACGTGGCCAGTTCATGCGCAGGCTTAGAACATACCGAGAGTTTATTGATATTGATGTCTACAGCCTGTTGCTTCGTCGTTTTGCCATCAAACCTCATTATTCCATGTCCTCCATTATCCCTTCTCCCTCAATGGAAAAGCCCGTGTATTCTCCTGTAATGAACTTCTCAAGTATCTCAGGGCTAGGTTTAACCCCCACCATCCAGCCGGATATATCAGACTGTATGCCCATTGATTCGGCTATTTCCCGGCTAATGGGAAAGCTATGGATTACAGTGCCGACATTACCCTCTGTATGGCTGTCGTTAACATCCCGGGACTTTTCCATAAAATTCGAAGTTGCCTTAACCATGATACTTGTGTTGATATGCTGGTTGTCTTCGTCAAAGTATGGCTCACCGTTTATCTTGGTAATCATCCCCCAACCAAAGACAATGCCTAATGCTTTATCAACATTTGTTACGGCAATATCGGCTTTAAACATTTTTGACTTCTTCACCCATTCACCTTCCTCATTTTTAGAGTACCCGGCATTTTTAACGGCGCCCCATGCTTGACGCCGTGCCGAGTCTTCTCCTCTTCCCTTTTCTTCTAACGAGTTAAATACATTTCTCCAAATTGACTGTGCTTGATTTGGAAGTACTTTTACACCTTCGGGCAATTGTGCGTTTGTGCTATATGGCATTTTCAACCTCTTATGCTAATTCATATCTGATTCTGCACCTACAATTTTTATTGACGAAACCGTTGCAGATGTAATATGATTTATCATCTTCTAAATTATACACATAACCGGAGTAATTAAATTTATGAATATCGATCACATCAGAGCACTCTATCTCAATGGCACTCCCCCTGCAGAACTGGAAAAAACGTTCAATATCTCTCAAGGAGTCCTTAACACTATTCTGAAAGATATCAGACGGACCAATTCTTAAAGAATTAATTCTCAAGAACAAATCGAAAAAACGGCGATATCCAGAAGTAAAAACAAAAGGTTCATCGGCAAAGGAGAAATTGAATTTCTTAAATGGATCACTGAAAAAGGAATCAATGGTATCCCTCAAGCGCCCATCAAGCAATACAATATCGATATCCTCATAGGTAAACTCGCCGTGGAAATCCACAACTGCACTACCGTTCCTCATGGTGATAGCATATGGACTAAAAAAATTATAAACCTGCTCGACTGGGGTTATACTGTCCTTTATATTATGAACCGAACTATCCCAATCACTGAAGCCAGTGCAGACTACTCTATCGCCTTTTTTAAGCGCATCTGCTCTAATCCAACCATGTTCCCACAATATAGGGTGGTTAGGGGTGACAGTGATTTGATTGCCTGTTTTCGTCTTGATAGTGATCATTTGTCCTTGGTATCGTCTCCGGATTAATTTATTTGGAGACGCATAATCAATAACACTATCAGGGTGCAGGCATTGAATTGTATTAGCCGCAGAACCATTAGGATCTCTCGGATATAACAACGGCCCCAATGGCGTTTGAAAGGGCTGATCTATAAATACTCCATCCGGGTTCAACTTGGGTATAGCCAAATGAGCGTCCCTTACACCTGTTTGGCTATGCACCCAGAAGCGCTTTACTCTTTCCCTATCAATTGCACCAGTTGCGACGCCTTGAGATAAACCGGTATATTCACCGACAGACGTTGCTCTTAAAGCTTCTGTCCGGGCAATTACTTCTGATCGGTATTTGATGTATCTTTCACGATAGCGTTTTACAAAACGATCAATCTGTTTTTTCGTTAGCGGCTGTTCCTGATCAATGGCCCTTTCAATCGTCGAGTCAAATCTTTTGTCTCTTAACAATCTTTCTAAAGCTACCGGGTCCAAATTCTCGAGATATGACCTGTAATTACGTACAGCCTGTTCCTGTTTCGGGGTCAATCCGATTGTGTTTCTGAAATCTCTGGCCGTGCTCAACGGATTAGCGCCGGCTATGAAACTGGCATCAACCGCATTACGGATTGCTTCTCTTGTGTTTGTACTGATCCGTTGAATTAAATTAAATTCATAGCGGTTTATGTGATCAACAGTCCCAGGGGCCAGAAGGTTATATCTGTAAGGCACAGCAGTTTGAGCGCCGGCTGGTATTAATTCAATCGTGAAGCGCCCGGATTCGTTTATTGCCTGGTTTAATTCATCAACTAAGTGTTTCTCTATTATCCCTTCTATTTGCAGTTCGGCCAGAACCTGATAAGCGCCGTTTACGCCGGCTATCCGGATTGCATTTTCAATTTGACCCAATGTAACTTCATTTCGGATCTCATTAAATGCCGCCAATAGGGCATTCCTGATCCTTGGTTCAAATTTCTTTGCAATCTGTTCTAATGACGCGGCCATTATGCGTTATCCATCTCTTCTTCTGTATCATCGTTATTCGTGTTGCCGTCCATATCGCGAGGCTCGATGCGATTTACGGTCACATCATCTTCCAACGATAACATAGGGTCTTTTTCCGGTAGATCCGCCGCAGATCTTAAAGCGTTTTCTAACTCATCATCCGGGAATAACGGCGCCCCGGATCTTGCCATATCGCTAATAAAGCGCCCGATCTCTTCCAGATCTACCGGTGCAATCGTACCAGGGCGCAAAAATGGCATATACTGTCTATCAAAATTATTCATTCGCCATAGGCGCGGGACAAGATACCTGTTTAAAGTCTCAGCTATAGCTTCATTCCAGCCCTCCATGGCTTTTATGAAAAGATTGCTCTTGTCTTTTGACAAAGCAAACGACCCCCTATCAGTGGCCCCCAACATAATGAAATCGGCCAGTATGGTGCGTGCTATGTCCCTCTGATAACGCAAAATAGCTACTCCTATGTCTATGTTGCGTGTACCTTCGGACGCCATCAGTTTAAACTCTACGGTCTTGATGTCCGTTGGATTGCCTTCGGAATCCATGTAAGTATTGGAGGGCAATATAAGACCGCCTTGCCTGTTAAATTTTACATCCCGGACTATTTCTAAATATTCCTGTACTGCACGCTGATCATTTGGATTCGTACTATTTAAAATTTGACTGGGAATATAAATCACCGGCAATCCATTAAGTTCTCTCTCAACTGCGATTGCCTCCCATTCCTGCATACGTTTTAATATGTGCCAGGAGCGGTAAGCGCCCCTGAGCGCCGAACGGCCCTCTGGTGATCCCTTTTGCGGATGCGGCCTGAAAAGCAGCGACTTCTCAATCGGTATATAGCGCCTCGGACCTCCATAGGGGGGCTGCTGCCACATTCCCTTTAACCCGCCAGTATCATCTATGTTCCACTTATAAAGCGTCTCCTGGGCCCTGTTTGCCAGTTTCCTTATACCAACGGCGCCATCATTATAAATTGAGCGCCGGCTTGGATCGACGCTGTCTGGTCCTAACCTTCTCTTATAGACAATCTCTGTATATTCCCAACCGAAAGTAAGCATTGAAAGCACTTCTGATATGAAATCATCCCAGGTGTGACTCATATCATCGAATAACGCTCCCTCCAGGAACATCGCCCCTTCTTCCGCTTCTTTTGTGCCTTTTGTTTTAGAGTTTTCCTCCGCAGTCCAATTGACAGCTCTTAAGATCATTTCTACAGCAAAAAGAACAGCATTTATTGTTGCATCATTATCGCGCATTTCCCTATATATGCGCCGCCCTCTTTCAAGCTGTAATTGAGGCAGAAACTCTTCAAATACAAAACCGTGTGAGATTTTCGCACCAGCAACACCCAGTTCCATAAAACCCAGATTTCTTCTTCTTAGGTTTCTTTCTTCTTCCTGGGTCAATTCCTGTTCTTTATTTATCGACTCTTCTGTCATTGCATTAAGCTTTCGGTTTTAAATCCTGAGGGTGAACCTATTTTAACTCCCAATGGATCAAAAGGTTTAGTTTTAAAAGAAGCCATGACGGCAGCGTCGGCCAGGTTGGGTGACTTTGTGCCTTTTGGCGTTTTTTCAACCACGACTTTTCCGCCTGAGTCTTCCTTATATGTCGGTTGACTCAGTTCATTTTCGAATTGTGTAAGGTTTTCAATATTAGAAGGTATGCTTATAAGCTCTTCCGGGTCATAGACTTCATTATAGACAACAGCTTTATAAGTCTTTTGAAACCTTGTTCGCAAATGCCAATATGCTTGTGCTTTAAGGTTCTTAAAAAAATCTTTATTCCTGGGCGGTTGCTCTTCTCTGTTGTCAGGGTCACTCACTTCATAGATGAACTCTCCCGGTAAGCGTGGTGAATTGCTGCTCTTCCATGGCAATAATTTTAACCCGTTCAGCGCAACACCATCATCATTAAGCCTGTTGGATTCGGCCTTGACGCCTGCCCCTACGCCTATAGCATCATACTGCACAAGCCTGACATTTTTTTCTTTACAAACACGAATAACTTTTCGTGTTGCTTGTCCCGTGTCCCCCTGGTGCCATTTCTCAGTAAATGTAAAAACAGAACCTTTAATTCCCACAAGAGCGTGACAATCGGCGCCCTCATCATATGGGTCGAACCCTGCACGATGTTCGCCGATCGGTTCGAAATCAAGCTTTAAATGAGCGTCAATTGCGGCTTTGACCCAGGCGCCAGGTATTAAGACACCCTCAAGCGATGACGTGTAATCTCTATCGACTTCTTGAGCAAAGATGTGCAGCAGGCCCTCTCTTTCGGCTTTTTCGCGTTTATTATCATACCAATCCTGGTCTTTTGCAGGGTGATCGCGCCAATCGGCAATGAATACCCGTACAACTCCCTTTTTCATTGTTTTGCCGGGCTTGTATAATTGGCCGGCCTGCCGGCGCCGATGAAAAATGTTGCCTGGTCCATTGACGGACGACATATCAATCTGCACGTTTGTGTTCTCGCTAAGCGCCGCCTCGATGCGGTCGGGTCTTTCATAATGGGCGGATTCATCCTTGAAGTAAATTGACTTCCTGCCGCCCCTGCCGATGTTATCGCCTGATTCACCGGTGATCGTTGAACCGTTCTCATGATTAATAATTTTCATATAGGTGCAATTGCGGTAGGTATGGAATCCATCAGGCAAGAACCAGTAGGGCAGCATATCAAGGAACATACGCAACTTTTCGAAGATGGAATCCGGATCACCGATTTTATCGACTAATTGTTCTTTTCTTGAACCCCAACCGATGGAAGCACCAGGATGGAACAAAAAGAGCCAGACAGAAAAACCTACCGCCGCCCATGTGGCGCCGAAGTCCCTGGTTTTTTCGACAAGGCCTGATTCTTGTTTAAACAAGCAGTCCTTAAAAAAGTTAATCAACTCTATTTGTCGCTCAAACAACACAAAAGGGACTTTGGTAGGCAAATCCTTAGCCGCGTTTCTGGGATCATATGTCATTCCCCAGTCATTAATGAACTCTGCAGGCCTGCTTTTATAATAGCTCTTTGAACCAGCGAATAGCTCGGGGTTGTCACGGCATTCAAGGTAACGCCTTTGCCGTTCAAGAAATATCTCTGTGTAATCTGGGGGCCATTGAGTTGTCATTTGTCTTTTATCATCTTTGAATACAAGTCTGCTGCTTCCTTAGACTCCATATCCAAGGCTATGCTGAAATTCTTATTATTTGAGTTAAAATTGACGTTTTCCTGCTGCATTCCCTTGATTTTTTGGAGACGACTTAGCGATTGCCCCTTATCCCATAAGGTGATTTTTATTTTTTTGAGACTCGTTTCACCTTCGCCGCTTTCAACCATTTCAAATGATCTAATAGCCCGTCTCGCTGAACCAGGGAGGTTTTTAAGCTCTTTTATGGTTATACATCCCTCATCATCTAAATATTGGGTGATATCCGAAAAAGCCAGGTTCAGCTCTTCTTCAATGATTCTTGATATCGTATAACCCAATACTTTGAGACGTGCTTTGTCAACCTCTTCCAGGTAATGTTGTACTACTTCATGCTTTCTTATTCTGTGGCCAGTAAGGTTGATTGCACTAGTGCTTGACGTGTAGTCGTTGCTAATAAATCTGAATAAATCCGTCCACTTAAAGTTTTTTAAGTCTTTGTAGGTATAGCCCAATATGAAATGCTGCTGCATAGGTGTCAGGCTTTGAAAGCCTGGTTCTTCAACAAATGGAAGTACTTCTAAAAGTTCTTCTTTTTTCTTGTATATTTCTTTCCATTTTTCAGGCGTTAAAGCTTCAATATACTGGGTATGTTCGAAAATCGGTTTAGGCATAGATCGACCTTTAGTGACTTTTTTTCGATAATAGCACAAAAATAAAAGTCTTTTCAACAATTTATTAAATATAGTATTACTTTAAAATAGTTATATAAAGAAGTAATATAATAAAAAGAAGAGGTTTAGTTTATACCAAGGCAGGCCATTTTTAATAGTATTTACTTATAAGTAAATCATTAAAAAAAGGTTTACTTTTAATATAATTTTTTGCTAAGTTTCATCAAAATGTTTTTACCCCAAAAAAATGTTTTTTCCTTTCAATTCCCTTGTTTTACCATCGCAAATATTAAGGCACTCAATTGAGAGTGCCTTAATATTTGCACGCCTCGGCCTCGACCAAATTAGGGGCCTGCCCTCCGCCAGGAGGTAAACTTTTTATCAAGGTTTGGTAAATCTAAAAAATTGTTCTTGACCCGTTTTTTGTGTTAGTGCGTTTGTGACACCTCCTCAAATAAAACCATTGTTCAATCCCTATCCTGAATTTTACAAGGCCGCTTCTTAATTTAAAGTTTTGTGGAGCCATTTAAAAGGTTTTTGATTTAAAAGCTGCCTTTTTATTGTTCGGGGCTCCATAATGGTAGGTTTTACCCCTCATTTTGCCCTTAGGAATTTCCAAAAAAGCGCGTAACCCCTTGATGTTATTTGTGTTCCGGTTGGTTTTTGCCAGTGTCACAGAAGGTGTAACAAAAAAAACCTAATGATTTTCTATATTTATATATATTGTTACACTGTGACACTTAATATTTAATAAATTACATATAAAAAGAGATATAGAAATTTTTTAAAAAATATAGAGAAAAAAAAAATAATAGAAAAATATAGAAAAAAAATAATAAAAAAATAATATAGGTTTTGGGGTGGTTTACAGTGTAACGCTGTCACAGCTTTTTATAAGTCACTGTTATTATTTAATATATCACTAAAAATAGGCGTCACAAAAGAGGAGGCTTTGTGACGCCTACCGTGACACATCATAAACCTCTGATATAATTAATAAAAACAACAGAGGCTCTCATTTTTGATCGCGAATGAGGTCTTTTGATAGACAAAAAGCAGGCAAATTTTACGTTTTACGGAATGTACCGGGAATGTCGCGCAACCTGTCTTTATGCTCCACATTATCCGGCTCAGCTATTTCAGGCCATTTGCCAGGATTAGCGCCTAATATCTCCATATAATTATCAAAAGCTTTCCGGCAAGCTTCCAAATCAGGGATAAAAAAACTTTTAAAGGTTTCTTTTCCATGTCTGGCAGTTTTTACAACAATGTCCGAACATAAAGTCCTGATAGTTTTTATAAATGTGGATTTATTTTCGATCTTTCGATTAAAATTTCGTTCTGAGCAAAAGAAAATGTATTGTTGATAGAATTTTTCGGTTACAACCCTGTATTTCCAAAAGTCATGATTATCAACCAAAGTGCCTTCATACAGCCGCTCGTGCCAAAACTGGTCAACGAAATCAAGGCTCTTTAAAGACTGCTCTCTGGTAGCCTCAGTTATTGGGACTGTACCGATTTCATCCATATCGTACTCCACTTGCAATAAATCATGCATCATAGCTTCATAACCGCCATCTCGCAGCTGATTAATGATTGCCCCAAAATAAGCTTTATCCTGAATGCGTTCATTTTCCATATCCAATACCAAAAAGCGCCGTTCTTTCGGCCCGGACGGCACCACCCATTTATTATTAGACGATATAATCAAGTTAAGGTGATTCTTGACATAAAATGCATCGACCCCTTTTGATTCAACCCGCCGCTCTGGTTCTGTAATCAGGTTCTTGAGTTGTCCCGCCGTTGCAAAGTCCCCGCCCCAGGTCGCTTCATCTATATATAATAGGACAGTGTTTGCCAGATCTTTATTAAATCTGCCTGTGACATGTTGCATATTATTTACGATTGTATAATGATTGCCAAACAGCACACCAAAGTTATTGGCAAACACACCTTTTCCCGTGCCCTGCATACCTCGTAACACAATAGACGTACCAGGTCGCTCTCCGCCCGGATCTTGCACTATCCTAGCCATCCATTTAATGATCCAGTCCGTATGTTTTTTGCCGAAATTATCTCTGATGTGATTATAATAGAGGTTCCACTTGCCGGCCTTGGGTTTAACCGCAAAGCCTCGCCAAAGGTTGTAACAATCCGGGCTTGCGCCGTTTGGCTCAAATACGCATTTTTCATAGTCTTTACGGTATTCAGACTGCAGCCAGATATCAGCAACACTTATGGTTTTTTTTCCTGCAGCTACCCGTTGGTTTTCAAGTTTAAGTCTAAAGTCGGCACGCTTATAAAAACTTAATTCCCCATCTCTATGGACATACATAATTCTGACACAATTGCCGGGATCAATAATGCTATAATGTTGATTGAGATCTTCAACTATTTTACTGTGCTTTTTGTCGATGTTTTTCCATGTCGATTCGAATTGTTTTTTTATTGTTTCTTCCTCTTCGGGCGGCTTATTCGACTGGTTCCAGGCTTTAAGCATTTCCAAAGCCTGCTGTTTATCAATTCTCAGTCTGTACATATTGCCGCACAGCCTGGTCAAAGTATGGATTCTCTGGCCTTCTGGAACGCCTTTAAACTCCTCAATAAACCAGTTTTGCCTGCCGGCGCCCCCACGCTTGCCTTTTCCCCCTGCTGGTTCATATTTATTAATAAGGTCAACCAGCATATTGAATAAATCCTCAGGCATCGATGCGATTTCAATATCATCTAATCCGCGTCCTTCTGCAAAATGATAATGCGTCCCCCAGTTTGCAGGGAACTGCGATGGAGGCGCCACAACCAGGCCGCCCTCTGTGCGCACATCAAGGCCGGTATTGCCCAAACCAGCCGTGTTTTTTAGACCCAGCCGGTATTTGAAATATAGGTGGTAGCCGCCGCGCCCGGTCTTTACCAGTGGCGTCAGAAAGCCTTCAGGCAGCTTGTTTTTGACAAGATCAATGGCTTGTTTATCATCCATGTCCACAACGATTAAATCGGACAACTCACCGGTGATAATAGCAACCCCCCTGCCTGGTCCGTCATCGAGGTTTTTTTTCCATTTCGTTTCCAATACCGTTCGCGTTACGTACTCCTGTTGATATTGTTTCCAGTTTTTCAGCGGCTTTTTATTGACTTTGTCGCTTTTTTTGGGGTGTTGAGTCAATGAAACAGGGACAACAGAAAAGCCCATCTCAAGGTACTTGACAGTTTTTTCAAAAATTTTCATGGAGCCTCCGCTATTCTACCAAATCGATTAAAATGGTCCATATGCACTCCTTGTTCATAACATCTTTGCTGATATATCCCTTATCGATAAGTTCCTTAACGGATAAGTAGGGATTTTTGACTTTTGTAAGTTTGGATAGTTTCCAGTAGGTCAACTTGAAAGGTGTGAAAGGTTTTTCGGTGAATATCATAAATGCAAGGATTTTTGCCGCCGCTGGATTTAAGTCGTTGTAAACATTAAACATTTTCTTTGGATCTTTTACAAGTCTGGCTTTCATACTAAACCTCCGCTTAAAATAATATCTATCCTGTATATAATTTGTTTAGATAAAAAACAAAATGAATTAAAAAATCACTTGCAAAACAATTTTTTTATGTGTAAGTGTCAATAAAATATAAAAGAAAGGAGCAGATATGAAATACACCATTAATCAGAACAATAATTTTTGTAGAATTTTCAGAATGCCCGATGTTTTTCCGTCCGGTTTTTGTTTTGGCGGGGGCTTACCGGTGACCTTTACGATGGTAGACTGGTTCGAGCCCGTTCCATTGCAAAGCCGCGAAGCTGAAATGCGTGAAGAAGACATAAAATACATGCTGATAGCTTTTCTGCAACCAAAACAATACGTTCAACCAGGTTACACCTTCCTGGTCCTGTGCGATTTCGGATTGACTTTTACATTCAAGGGGGAGTAAATGAGCGAAGCTTACAAGTGCGACATGTGCAATCACTACTATGATGATGAAGGCCATATGACCCAGAAGTTTTATAAGCTTGTCGATAAACGGTCTCATCAGTTCGAGATAACCATATTAGTCAATCATTTAACGGGCAGCTTTGGCATAATGGAAAATTTTTGCAAAAACTGCCTGCTCAAATTAATGGCCCATGCCTATGTGGAGTTAAAATATGACTTTGAAGAAGAGAATAACGGAACTTAAAGAAGAGCTATCTCAAAAGAAAGAACATGATAAACTCCTAGAAGAACTACAAACACTCATAAAACAAGGCCAGGAAGAAGTAGTCAAAGCCCAGGAAAGCGTAGCTTTCATGAGAGAACTGCTTATAGCCCTGGTCAAAAAAAACAACGGACAAATAGTTTTAGAAAAAGAAGAGTATATAAACGGATATTCCAGCGCTGATGAATTAAACGTTGAAGTACTGCCGGACCAATCACAAATAAAGATTATGTTGACAAAGAGGGTGATGCAATAAAATGTTGACAAATAAATTTGTTGACAATATAAAAAATAATTCTTTACAAAAAATATTATTCGTAATATAAGATTTTCATAAACAAAAACAAAACATAAACAAGAGGCAAAAAATGAGCAAGTTGCATGAAGTTTTAGCAGTAGAAGGCGACCTCGAAGGCGCCTTCAAATCAATCCTGAAAGAAGCGGCCCATACCTTTTCTAAAAAGGCGCACCTCTTCACCGGCTATAATCGTAGGCTGGAAATGTTTGACGAAGAAGACCAGATCTTCAATACTCCCGAAGAAAACCAGGATATAACCACTACCGTTAAAGACAAGATGGAATATGTCGGTGAACATGTCGTGCGCTACTTCGATGCGTTTCTGCAGAAAGAGGCCACAAACCAACAGGCCTATGCCGATCTTGTCATTGATGGAAAAGTGATTGCCCAGGGCTTGCCTGGTACGTTTCTATTGGGGCTGGAATCACGATTGATCAAACTGCGCGAGACTTTGCGTGAAATTCCCGTGTTGCAGTATGGGAAAAGCTGGACGCTGGACGAAAACAAGGGCAAAAACGTCTACGTTTGCGATAATCCCGACGAAAAGTTCAAGACGGCTAAGACCACAAAGCATACCGTTTTGTATCCTGCTACTAAGGAGCACCCCGCCCAAATCGATAAATGGGATGAAACCAAGAATATCGGCAAATACATACTTACGCATTGGTCAGGCATGATACCCGTAAAGCAAAAGTCTGAAATACTGGCCAGAATGGACAAATTGATTCGGGCGGTAAAAAAGGCGCGGCAAAGAGCGAATATGACCGAGGTAGACAAACGCACAATCGGAAAAGATATTATGGATTATCTAAAAATTTAGAGGGTCAGTTTCAGTTTTAGATTGAGTTTAATGTAAATTAGTTTCAGTTTTTCGACCCTACAGTTTCAAAAGGACAACCCCCAAATGGTTATTTGTCCTATTTACCGTCGTCACCGGTTCGAATCCGGTCACGAGCACCAAAAAAATTTAAGCTCGTGTAACTCAGTGGCCAGAGTGGTGGTATCTTAGTCTTAGACAAATAATTCGACCGTTAAGTTTCAAGTCCTTAATCTGTAGCTCATGATAGAGCATTCGGCTTATAACCGAAAGGTAGGTGGTGTAAAATCCACTCAGATTAGCTATAAATGGCAGGCGGCAGGAAGGTTATCCTGTCGCTTGCTCACAAAAAATACGGGCAGAAAGGAGAAAAAAAACATGCCCGATGGTTATTTGACGACAGAAGAGGTTGCCGGTATCCATGGCGTTAGCAGGAGTTGTGTTGTGCAATGGATACAAGCAGGCGATCTTCCAGCAGAAAAAGTAAACCAAATATGGCTGATTAAAGATGATGACGCTTACAGCTACACAAGAAGACCGATTACAGGCAGACCGCCAAAAGAAATATGAATTCAAAACGCAGCCATGGGAGCACCAGAAAGAGGCGCTGCTGGCATCCTGGAACAAAAAATACTTTGCGCTGTTATGTGATTATGGCACCGGCAAAAGCAAGATTATCATAGACACGATCGGTATAAATTACGAACGTAATAATCTTGAAGCCCTTTTCGTCATCGCACCAAACGAAGTTCACGAGCGCTGGATCTCGGAACAAATCCCGGCGCACCTGCCCGATAGAATCAAATATATAGCCCGAGTATGGACGGGCTCCACTTCTCAAAAGTTCAAGCGCAGCCTGGAGCAATTCTGGCACAGTCAATACCGTGATCATTTAAAGATATTTACAATGAATGTCGAGGCCCTGCAGTCTTCGAAACGGGGCCGGGAGTTTGCTAAAAACTTTCTTGCCGCATTCAGGGCTTTGCTGGCCATAGATGAATCAACCAGGATTAAAACCCCGAGCGCCAAGCGCACGAAGTTTATCATAAACAACTTGTCCAAACTGGCCATTTACAGACGCACTTTAACCGGCAATGAGGTTACCAGGAGTCCTTTTGACGTGTACTGCCCTTATCGCTTCTTAAAGCCCGACTTCTGGTATCCCATTGCCAATTACCACATATTTAAACACCGGTACGGGAAATACGTAACGCGCTATACTTATCGCAAGACACTGAACTATAAAAAGAAATGCCCGAAGTGCAAGACTTTCATAGAGAAATTGACGGTTAAAAAGTGGCGTGCGGTATGCCCGAAATGCTTTGCAGTGGTGAAGAAGCTGGAAGAAGATGAACAAAAACGAAATTATGAAACGTTGATAAGCTACAAGCGACTCGATGAATTGAGGGCAAAGACCATACAGCATTCCTATTTGATACGCAAAGAAGACTGCATGGACCTGCCGCCAAAGATCTATCAGCCCATATACGCCGAAATGAACGACGAACAGACAAGGGTATATAAAGAGCTTAAGAACGAGCTTTGCACGCAATACAAAGGCGTTGAGTTGTCAGTGATCAATAAAATCGCTCTGTCAACGAGGTTTCAACAGATTGTAGGGGGGTTTTTCCCGACTTCCGAGGAAACCATAGGTGACAGCAACCCTAAAATCGAACGGTTGTTGTATGATTTGGAAGACATAGACTGCGCTGACCCTATCATAATCTGGTCCAGGTTCACGGCTGAATTAAAGGCCATAGCCAGGAATCTCAGAAAAAATTATGACAAGCCGGTAGCGCTGTATTACGGGGGCACGGCGAAAGCGGATAGAAAACAAATCGTTGATGAATTCCAGGCCGGCAAATACGCCTTTTTCGTGGCTAACCCGCAAACCGCCGGGACCGGATTGAACTTGCAAAGAGCCTATATACATTATTATTATTCAAATTCGTTCAACGCCGAAGACCGTTGGCAGAGCGAAGACAGATCGCATAGAGGGGGGCAAACAAATCAATGCTTGTATAAAGACATCTATATTAAAGGTACTGTGGACGATACGATAAAAAAGGCCAACCAGGAAAAGAAAGATTTGGCGGATTTTTTCAGAACCCGCAGTCTGGAGGACATTTTATAATGGATATATTTGCAGAACTCGAACAAGAAGCGGAAAAGGAAGAGCAAAGAGCAAAACAAGACATCGACCTCGGGATTATAACCCCCCTGGTCAGAAAACAAGCGGCATTGGAAAAGAAGGCCGAAGATCACAAAGTCGCACGGTTGTATGATTATGCAAAAAGGTTTGATTGTTCAATCGAAGACATCGAGGGGGCGCTTAAAAAACGAAAGAAAGATCTGTTTCAAATCAAGCAAATTCAAATACCTGAAATCATGGGCGGCTTTAACCTGGATGCCGTAACGACAACGGACGGCACGAAAATAGAAATCAAGGACGGCATATCCGTATCTGTCAGGGACGTTGACAAACTGCATGCGTATCTGCGGAAAGACAATGCCGGCGATTTGATCAAAAATCAGGTTATCGTTGAGGCCTACAATGATGAGACCAGGAAAAAACTTATTAATCAACTTGTTCAATATGAGTGTAGTTTCAAGACTAAAGAAGCAGTCCATCCCAGTACCCTTAAAAAGCATATCGGTGATGGTCTGAAAGTTGGTAAAAAACCCGATGATGATATTGTGAATATACACGAATATCGTTATTCAAAAATCAAGTAAGGAGTTTGACATGTCGGATACAACTGCCGAAACAAATGAAGTTGTAGCAAAAGAAGAAGCTCTGCCGGCCATTTTTGATGATCTCGATGACAGCGCAGGAGACGGTTTTGAAGACACCGATAAGGATTCATATGCCATACCGTTTCTGCGTATACTCCAAGCTGGTTCCCCCCAAATCAGCGAGGAAGAG